TCAGAGGAGCAGATTAACCCCTGGATCAATTTTCAACCGCTGGGGTGGATCAGTTTTGCACCGTTGGTAACAAGATGCCGTCTTGGTGACGCCATTGAGGGTGATAGATGACCGGCCTTTTTTCGTATGTTCGGGAATATGAACGCGAGAGCGCATGACGTTGCACGCCCTGCACAGAACTCTCAGATTTGACTCATCGTTGTTATCAACAACCTCATCAATGTGGTCGATGTGGGCCGTCTTCCAGGTTACTGCCTTCCCACACTTCTCGCATGGAGGAAGAGCATCACCATATCGGTCATAGATAACCTTTCGGTGCTCATAGACTGAGCCATTCGCCATTGCCAATGGGTGATTTGGCAATTTAAGCATTTGATATCCTTTCGCGTTACTCGTCCTTTCCTTCCCCTTTCCGACCTTAGTAAGCTCATAGGTCCCGTAGCGCATCATTCTGAAGTAGTGCATCTGACAGACACCCTTTCCAGGGTAGTGTTTGCATTCACGATCACAGCCTTCAACCTTGCATTTCATGCGGCACTCTCCTGAACTTTTTGACGGCGTTTACTCAGTGCGTTTGCTCTGCGGGAAAAAATTGACTTCACTCGCTTCAGGTAGGGGATATCGAACCGGCGTGGCTCATTGTCAGACTCAAGACGCTCGACCCGTTCCAAGCCAATACGTTCAATTAGCCGAATGCGATACTCGACAGCGTTGCCACTCAACTGCCGGTTACAGCGAGTGCAAGCACTGTGCACGTTGAATGTGTTGAATTTCAGATGCGATGCCGCACCGCGCGAACGGTAATGGCTCGCGTCAATGGCGCTGCCCGTCAGATAGTTGCTCTTGCCAATTAGTGGATTACCGCAGCTCACGCACTCTTTACCCTCATCGCGCATTCTGATGTAACGGTTAAATGCTGACTGGGCTTCTTTATCCCATTGGGCTTTGGTCTTAAACGACTCTCGCTTAGCCTGTCTGCGCTGGCGCCCCTCTTTCTCAGCAACATGTTTATCCCTGATGCGCTTAGCTTCGGCTTTCACCTTCTCCTTAGCGCGGAGTTCCAGCGCATAGATGGCACCATGCTCAGGGCAGCACCAGCGGATGTTGTCGTAAGCCGGGATGAACCAGGCAGAGCACACTTTGCATTTGCGGCGGGATGGTTTACGCATGTGATCTCCTTGCCGCCAGTCGCAGCCATTTCTGATCAACCAGGTTAGCCGTGTACCCTTTCAGGGTCGGGATTTCGGATGGCTTTAACTCTGGTTTTCGTTTCCGGCGCGCAGGCATGCGGAATATGCTGCGCTCAATGACTTTGGCGGGTGGGCTATGCATCATGCCTCCTGCTTATCGCGCAGAAGCTGGTATTCGCAGCTTTGCGGGATTGTCAGGTGGCAACCGATGTTCATCGCCCAGCCTTCGACTTTGCAGAGGAAGATATACATCTCGCCGGTTTCGAGATCGGAGGTGTGGCGTAGGGATTGAACGGTGGTCACTTCTCCGGTGATCACATCAACTCGGTCTTTGCTTTCATAGCCGAGATAGGTGTGCTTCATCGCGTCTTTAACCCACTCAGGGGTAGCGAAGGACTTACCACGCGCGATGAGGTATTCACTGATTTCTGTGTACCACATGTGGCTCAGCGCGTTCTGAGAAAGGCTTCGTTTCTCGCGCCACGGCTTAACCTGAAGGCGGAAGCATTGCCCGGCATCCAACAGCGGCTGAATCTGCTGGCCTATGGCGGCGAAGTTGCCACGATGGAGTTTGATGCCGTCTGCTGGCAGGTTCATACGGCCTCCTTAACGGAAACCGCAGAATGCAGAAAATCGCAGGTGCATTTCTGCATCTGTGACAAGGTGAGGAGTTCAGATTGTTGTCGCATTTAAGTCCCCTTAAATGCGAAGAAGTCACCGGAGTTGTTCAGGCTCCGATGACTTAATTATGGATGGATGATAATGAATAATCAAACGTTGCTTGACGTTTAGTTATGCATCGAATGGGTTAGGCATTACTGCTTATCCCTTTTCAGTTTGGCGATCGGGTTGTTCCAGGCGTCAATATCCTCCTGAATAAGTTTTCCTTTCCCTTTGCATAGTTCGCATTTTGTCAGCAACCCAAAGCACTCAGGGCACTTAACAAATGGTCCAGCCTTTCTTTTCCATGAAAGCGAGCAAGCATTGATGATTATCTTGTTTAGGCTCTCCATCACTCCTCCTGCTGCGGTGCTGCTGCGAGCATCGCTGCCCAGCAAAGTTTTGCCCGGTGTGCCGCTTGTTCACAGCCACTCATTTCCTGATAGGCTTCCCACTCTTCCGATTTACTGAAGAATTCATCTGGCTCTGACTCGAAGCCTTCGATAACCATCTTCTCCGTCGGCTCTACCGGTACCATTACCCAACCATCCGGAATCACCGGAGAATTGCTGCAGCGCGACTCGGCAATTTTTGGCGAAGAATCCAGAGCTGGCGCGGTATGCATGGTGGTGGTCGACTCGGCGTTTTCGGCACCCTGAAGCATGGCGGCGCGGCAGTCATCAAGAGCACGGTTGTACCACTCCGCGCAGCCACCACCGACGCGACGCCCTTTGTACATCCACCATCCATCCGCGTCGTTACGCTTAATGGGCTCAGGCACAGAAACCGGCGCTGGAGGGGCGGAGTAAACGACGCTTTCAACCCAATGCGCACCATCTTCATTGCAATGGCACTTCGACTCTAACGGTTCATCCAAACCTTCGGCACCACACCCGCTACAGGTAAAGAGTTTCCGGCTTTTAGCTTCGAGCGATGCCAGCGCGATACGCGCCAGCGAAGAAGCCTCACCGCATTGAACGTGGTCAGTTTCGATAATTTGCTGTAACTGCTCTTTGGTGAATTCTTTGGTAATAGGGCTCATGGGTTAGTCCTCAATATCCAGAGTACGCGCGGAGTGATGCTATTCTCGCGGTGATATCATTGATGATTTCCTGCACCACCACTGCGTGCTCATGCTCATCACGCAAGACGTCAAGGACGCAGTCTATTTCACGGAGCATATCCTGCTGCCATTCAATATCTTCTGATTCCGGGATTTCGTATTTCATTCTCACTCTCCTTTACCGGCTGCGGCGGGTACGTCGATGCCAGCAGCAGACAAAGCTATTCGGAACGCTTCCTTCAAATCTGCAATCTGCTTGTCTTTGGCTTCCAGCTCATCCAGCAGCGCCAGAACATCGCGAGTTTCCACGAACATATTCTGGTCGAAGTTATCATTAGCTTTCGCAGCAGCCGCTTTCAGTTTGCCGCGAGTCTGTTTGTTGATGTTGCTCATTTGGCTGCCTCCTGGCGAAGTTGGGCGGCGAATGCTATGGAATCATTGGCATTTTGTTCAAGCCAATCAACAAGCGAACCCATGTCAGTTACGGCTGGGTTGTCCAGTATGCTTTCGTATACACGTTTAGACTCCTGCGCCCGCACTTCAGCCAGGAAGGCGTCAACCTGCGGAGTTTGCACCGTGATGCTGTCACGCAGGATGAAGTACGCGTTAAGCATTCCTGTCTCGGGCATTTCTTCTGCACTAAATGCATCGATTGCCGCATCCATTACAGGGCCAAGTGGTTGAGGGTGTGCGCTGCGGACAGCATCACATTCAGCTATGATAGATTTAATTTTATCCACCAGGTCAGATGGTGACACGTCGTCAGCTGAACTATTAAACCCAAGCGCTTCCCGCACTGCGCACGACTCCGACATTCTTTGGTCGGCCTGCCCTGCTGACATTGAGTAGCGAGCATTCTCCGCAGCCAGCGCCGCGTATCTGGCTTCAAGTGCGGCGTAGTCTTCGTAATCGACCATATCGCCTTCAGCGCTTTCTACCACGTCGCAATGGCACGAATGCTCATCACAGGCCACCCACTCATAACGTTTCACGCTCATACCCCTGCCCTCCCCCAAACCATCAATACTCGCTTCATCGCCGCGCTGTTGCGGCACTCCTGGCAGATCACGTTTGTGTCCGTCCGCTGAATTAACTTCGACTTACCCTGCTTCATGCCCGGTATCGTGTCAGGGGCGAAGCGCATTCCGTAACTGGTCAGGCTGTACAGGCGCTGGCCGTATTTGCCTTCGCAGCTGATCAGCCCGTCGGCCAGCAGCGTGCTCACCGTCCCGGATATCTTTTTGGTGTCCATGCTGATAAGCTCGGCCAGCTTGACGCTGTTCAGCCCTGGGTTGTTGCGCAGGGCTGCCAGTACCTGCTCACGGATTGTTATGGTCATCTCACACCATCCCGTTCGACTTGTTGCGGTTGTACTTCGCCAGCAGCAGCTGGATCGGCGTCGGTCCATGCTCGGCAGCGGGTGCTGCAATTGCCCGGCGCACTGGCGGCACTGGCTTACCCTCAATAACGCGCTTTTCCCACATATCCAGCAGATCGCCTGCCTCCCGCGCCAGCTCACCATGAGTTAACTGGCGCTCTGTGCTGCGGTGGCGCAGCTCGACGCAGATGTGGTACATGACAGGCTGAGACCAGGGGAATTGCTCGCTGGAGGTGAATTCGAACGAACGGTTACGCCAGTCCCAGTATTCGGCAATCACCTGGTCAACGGTAATTCCCAGCGCCCCGCCGCTCTGTTTGCACCAGGCGACGAACTGGCCCGGCGACGGCAGGAATGGGCGAACCTGGCTGCGCGCTACCCGCATGCCGGCATCGACCTGCGCCATGGAGTGGATTCCGTTTTCCTGAAACGCCAGTAGCCACTGACGGCGGAATTCGTTCAGGTCATCCTGGGTGCGGAAGTTTGCCATGCTTGCCGGGAACGCGGCGCGCAGCTCGTTGAACAGCTTATTGAAGACCTGCGCCACCTGCTCTACCGGCGCGAGCTCCTGGTACTGCTCGGGCAGGTTATGGGCCATGCGGCTCATCTGCTCGCGGTCGTGGTTACGCATCTGCTCTGCAAGAGATTTCATCGAAGCACCTCATAGGCCCAGTCAGTGTTGTTGAAGTCCAGATCCGGCTTTCCGCCTCGCTGCTCACCACCAGCGCTGCGCTGCAGCGTCAACTTGTCCCACTGCTTACGCAGGCTTTCCGGGCTCAGGATGTTGGTCTGCCAGAAGTGGTGCTTGCTGGCCCAGTCATACAGCGAGCAGATGTCCTGGTGCGACCGGTTGTCTATCTGGCGCATCAGGCGAACGGTGTTAGACCAGGAGGTAATGTCCGGGGCTTTGCAGGTTGGGTTAATCAGCTTCACCCTGGTGGAAATCCACTGGGCGGTTTTTAGGTCTTCAGCCGATCCCCACTTCGCACCGGATGGTGTGTAGATCGCAGCTTCAGGATGAGCTGATAAAAATTTCTTCAGACGTGCGTCAGAGGATTCGCCAGAATTCTCGGACGAAGATCTTTTAATGTTTTTATTGTTGTTATTACATTGTTGTTCATGATTCTCGGTGAAACGCTCGGGTAAATGCGCGCCGTTATGCGCGGCATCACCTTCAGAAGCCGCACCGTTATTGACTTCGCCATGCTCGGCATTAAGCGCGGAGATATGCGCGGTGAAACGCTCGGGTAAATCGTCCATTTTTTGAGCATATTCAGCATAATTTGTGATGGTTATCACAGAGCCTTTTCGCTTCTCTCCGGAACGAGAAATCATCCCTTCACGCTCGAAAACATCAAGCATCCTGTCTACGGCGTGGCGACTGCATGGCTTCCCTTCCCTGTCGCATAAATTCAGCCCGAGATCGGCTGAGGTGGTGACCAGTTGTCCGGTTTGCAGCGGCCATTGGCGCCCCTTGAAGTTTGCTGTGTAAGGCTGGCGGGCGGCAGACAGCAGCAGGTTTTCCCACAGCGTGCGCAGGAAGACGTCCTTCGACCAGGTTTGCTTCAGAACACTCCGGTACAACGGGATGAATCCGGTTTTCTGGTTCTCCATCCGGTTGCTCCTGACGGCAGAATGCGCCGCAAAGTTTGCATAGGCGACGTTCGACATAGCTATGACTCCCGCGCCTGGTGTTTTGGATTAATCTTTGTCATAATGACCTCGTAATTACTGCCGTAATTGCACCTGAAAGCCGTTGGTGTTAGAGCACCGCGGCTTTCACCTTTTCAGAGCAGGCCCGGCTGCTGCTGCACACGCTTAACGCGCTTCTTTTCGAACTTGTCTGACGGAACCTGCTGCTTTTCCGCCCAAAGTTTCGCGTGTCGTAACACGTCATCAAAAATCCTCCCCTTACGACTGGCCTGTGACATGCGCTTGTACATATCGACGGCCTGAAATGCCCCCCCCCTGAGCCACTGCAACGGTGAAACCCTGTTTAATCAGCTCATCACGCACATGCTTCTCGATGAATTCGATGTGGTTCATAGCGGCTAAGCCTCCATTTGCCCTTTCTCGGAATCCCGGTTAGAAATCAGGATGGCCAGCAGCAGCGACATGTTCGGGACCAGGTTCTCCCGCCACCGGCTGACTGTGGATTTGTTGATGCCAGCTACTTCGGCTATCCGGGCGGTACCCAGATCAGCGATTTGACGCTGCACCCAACTCTCAATTCGTCGTGCCTCCGCTTTGTTGCGTGTCGTTAAGGTTTCCATTTGCGATACTTCCTCTCATGTAATTGGTTATGGCCGCTGTTAAGCGGCATGGTTCTCTGGGTGTGGAAACAGGTCGGGAAGATCAGGTCGAATTTCGTGTGCCTTAATCTCGCCACCAGTAGCGTTTACGATGGCTGTTACTTTTTCCGGAGATACGGAACCACCGTTAAGCCACTTGTGAACCGCTGGCTGGCTAACGCCGCAAATATCTGCGAGTCGCTTCTGGCTGCCAACGATTTCTAAAGCTCGTTGAATAACTTTGTTCATGGATTTTACCTATCCGATTACTGGATTAATGAAAAGATAACCCAAGTTATGGGTATTGTCCATAACCTTTGTTATTTTACTCTACATAACCTCGGTTATATATTGATAAGATGAAAACATTTGCAGAACGACTGAACGCGGCTATGTCGGCCGCTGACATATCTCAAGGACAGTTGGCTGATAAAGTCGGTATATCCCAGCCTGCAATTCAAAAGATGACGTCAGGTAAAACGAGCGGCAGCCGTAAGATGGTCGAGCTAGCTCATGCTCTGGGTGTAAGGCCGGAATGGCTTAGTTCTGGAGTGGGGGAAATGCGGATTGATGGTAATGTGCAATCGGCGGCCCAACCTGTCTCGGAAACAATTGATGTCTTTCGGGTTGATGTTTTAGACCTGAAAGTAAGCGCTGGTCCGGGGTCTTTTATGATTTCTGAATTTGTTGAGGTCCTGCATGCTATTGAGTTCACAACTGAGCATGCCAGATCTCTTTTCGGGAACCGCACTCAAAATGATGTGAAGGTGATGACCGTAGACGGTGACAGCATGTGCCCAACGATTCAGTCGGGAGATCGCCTGTTCTTTGACGTTTCGGTGAGGAACTTCAAGGTTGACGGAGTATACGCATTTGTCTTCGGGCACCACTTTCATGTAAAGCGCCTGCAAATGCAGGGCCTACAATTAGCCGTGCTTTCTGATAACCCGGCATACAAGGACTGGTATGTGACTGAGGAAAATCAGGATCAGCTTTACATCATGGGGAAAGCCCTGATTCATGAGTCTATTGCTTACAACAAGCTATAGTGGTGAGCTTATGAATAGTTGGGGGGGTGAGAAGGTAGGTTTTTTTATGGTCAGGGGTTTTTATGGCATTAAATAAAATATCGTTTGCTTATCTCACGATTCCTCAGCCAGGGATGATTGCGAATCCTGCAAATTATACCCCTCAAATGTCAATAAAAAATGCCGATACCTCAATGTCATACTTGGCAATTGTCACCGTTGGGATGGTTTTTGATGCAAATCTACCTTTTGCGATAGAGGCAGACATCGAATTTAACGGAGTCAGTGTTGTTGAAAATGCTGAAGCTGTTGATGACACTATGACGGTTCCTTTTTTCCAAGAGGTGGAGGAAGGCCAGATAGCTACACTCGCTTGTCTTGAAATAAGAAACGTCAGGCTTAAATCTTCTGGGATGTACAAAATTTGCTGTAAGCTATCTGAAAGCTTGGAAAAACTACGCGCAAAAGATTTCGTTGACACTCTTGATAGTTACTTTCATGTCACGGTAAGCAATAACCCGGAGGAAAAGTAGGTATGCCTATTTACGACTTTAACTCGGCTAAGCAAAACCGTGAAAATGATAATCCATCGACTTCAGATGAGGATTATAATGGTTTCAATGGTGGAGATGGAGGAGGTGATGACGTGCTCCAGCGAGTGAAAGATCTTGAAGCCAAAGTTGCAACCCTTGTAACCGATGTTGCAATCATAAAAGACAAGCTAGCTACCAAAGAGGATATTCAGTCCGTGAAAACGGAACTCCATAAAGAACTCAATGCTCAAACCTGGAAAATCATTGCAGTTCTTGTCATAACTGTATTACTAGCTGTGTTTTCAAAATATTTTATAAAATAACCCGACCTCCGCGCCGGGTTATTTGTAGTCACTTAACAGCCTTGCTTCCCTTCCTCACTATCTCCGCAGCATCCCTGTTCACGCCCTTCCCTATCACGTTTCCTGTTTCCTTCCGGTACTGCTTCAGCTTGTCGATGATGTTTTGCTGGGTCATAGGTAAATCTGCCAGTGACAACTCCATGACCGCCCGCCCCATCGCCTGAATTTTCATGCTTATACGCTCTTCATCCAGAACCATGCACATCCCTCCTGCTGTTTTTTTAAGCATAGCACTCATGATTTACAAAAATAAATTCATTTAGTTATCATTAATTTATAACTTATGTGATTGATATTATAAATTAGGTTATTGCCATCACTCATAACTAAGGTTATCTTTAATCCATCGAAACGAAACATCGACAGCTGAGCGAAGTTAGCCAGCGGCGGACAGCAAGTCGCCTGCTTTTTAACAACATGCAGATTTACAGCGTCAATGACCTGTTATGACCCCTACACGTAAACGTGCTGTATCACCGGGTGCGATCCGGTCGGTGAGAGAGTATCCCCGCGCGAGAGCGAGAACGGCGTGAGAACGGGCAACACTGGCAGGTAGTTGGCGCTGATTCAACTTAGAGGAGTGATTCCAATGGAGCACTAAAGCGGACAGACCGCAGCAATTGACTTAGCAACATAGTAGCCCTGGAGGGCGAGTCAGGCCGGGTGAGTTGGCAAATGAACGCGAACCGCATGCAGAACAACGCATGTACCAGAGAAGGCAGTAAACAGGCAGGTGCTTCTCTCGTATGCCTCAGTGCAAATAGACCGGATGTGTTTTCATCAAGTCAGGCAATGCCGCAGTAATGATGCGGTCCCGAGTCTCTATGAGAGCCAGACGCAGGTCCGAACTGCGACATACCGCTGGTCAGGGTTAATCGAGGAAAAGGGTATGCCGGTAAAGCAGCGCGAACGCCAGCCGCGCTCCGGTTATGAGCGGCGATGAGCGACAAGGACTCAAGGGCATGAGCGCGGCCACTGCGAGAGTGTGGCGAAGTGCTTTGGGATTGGATGAATGCGCAGGCTGATGCGCTACGGTGCGAAAGCGTAAAGACGGCATAGCCGACACCATGAGATTGAGTGAGAACTCAGCAAGCCGGAGATCAGCACCGGCCATCCAATCGCCAAAGCATTTCTCCCGCATCAGCGGGTAACTAAGTGGAGAGTACGTATGCACAAGTGTCAATTCTGTGGGTACTTTCTGGCATCTGAAGAGATGCAGAGAATATCTGTAAACATGGTTGGCAGGCCTTACAACATCTGCATTCCATGCTCAGAAAAGTACAAAAAGAAAGGCCTGTGGGATTCGGCAAAAAACGATATCGACTGGAAATCACTTCCATGCGTCGATGAGACATAACCGCATCAGCGGGTAACGACAGAGGGTAAGGGTATGACATACCAAGAAGCGCGAAAAATTGTGATTGCCGCTCAGAGCGAGGTTGTAAGACTTAATGATCGCCTGTGCAACATGCATCGCCACTGGATTAACAACGGCCTCTGCGATTCAGTGGCTTCATTAATTAAGCAGCATGAAGCTGCTGTTGAAAAATGGAATGAAGCGAAGTTCGTTATGAACTCACTTTCTCCGCAGAAATAGACCCGCTTCGGCGGGTTTTTCATACCTCAGTCGCTTCACCGAGGCGGCTTAGTTATGACAACCGGCGGCCATCCACCGCCCATTGAAACACATAAAAGTGCGTTGAAGTCTTGTATTAACCGTTCCGTTCGCCGCGATAAGGCCAAGAGGATTTATGAGCACTGTAAAGATGATTGGCGCCAGTCCACTAACTGAAACAATTTTCGAAGGACGACTTAACCCAGTCAAAAGCTGTTGGGTTGGAAAGAAAACAGATGTTACCGATATGGTTCTCAGGGCTACCGCTGACCACCTCTACGTTGTGAAAAAGGAATATGCGTTCCCGTTACGAGACGGAAAGGTGGCTGTGTTGAGTATGCAAATTTTCGATGAAATGCCAGAGCGCTTCATTGGTGGCACGGAGCATGGCGAATGATGACAGTCACCCACAACGGCAAGCAGTACACCGCCAAAAAGCTCAACGATAACGAGTGGCAACTGACGTCGGTATCGGCACCGCGTGAAAAGCTGGTGCTTAACCGCTGGCAGATGCATATCGCTGGCCTCCTGAAACAGGTTGAGGTGAAGGTATGATCAATCATCACCTGCTGCGCGCCGCGCAGAGTAAAGCAGCTATCGCTATGTTTATCGGTGATGGCGCCATGTGGATGGCAGCCTACGACGAAATGAAGGTTGCCATCGGTTATCCGTGGCATCGGGGAAAGTCGAATCAGCGTGGAGGTGAGCATGCAATGGGTTAAATACTCTGAACGCAAGCCTGATTCCGCCGGTGTTTATATGTGGCGAATGGGCAGCCGAAAAGTTAAAGGTCTTACGGTTATTGCCCGGGCGAAATTTCGCCTTCGCGGCGCTGGTTACGAAGATGTTCTTTCACCTGAATTTGACCGTTGGGATGGATATTCGGTTATTGTGCCAGGCGAACTTCAATGGGCTGAAGATGATTGCTCATTGCCTGAGATTTCTTTCGAAAATCTCCCTGACGCAACAGAATGTCCATTTTGCAAACGACAGCCAGTAATTAAAGCGTTCGAATGGAATCGCGGATGCAGGATTGCTCCTGAGCCATACATCCTCAATCAGTTCCAACTGAAATGTTGCGGATGGATCGCTCCGGTTACCTTCGACTCACCAATTTCAGCCATAGAGTGCTGGAACTCAAAACTTTCTAAGTAACCACCCTATTCACCCGATCGGCCTGGCTTTCTGCGGGCTGGATCTGCACATCCAAATTTCAGGAGTTCAGCCATGAACGCATACCTCAATTACGACCGAATCGAAGATCGGCGCTGGGTTGAACAGCAGCTCGACGATGAGAAAGAGAAGTGGATTGAAGACCGGGCGCAGCAAATCATCGACATGATGCCAAAAGAGCCGTCCGGCCTCTTCCACTTCACGGTCCCGATTGACTCCAGTCCATACGAAGGACTTCGCAGCGATAAAGCTGGCGAGACCTACAACGATTTCATTTCGGCAGTTGCTTACTCCCAGGCGGAATACGACTGGGAACACCGTACCGGCTGCCCGTTTTAATTTTTGAGGGATTTAACAATGAGTACTGCACTTTCCACCATGGCCGGGAAACTGGCCGCACGCCTCGGCATGGATGCTGGTACAGACCTGATGAATACGCTGAAGAATACAGCGTTCAAAGGTGGCAACGTCACGGACGAGCAGTTTACAGCCCTGTTGATCGTCGCCAACCAGTACGGTCTGAACCCATGGACAAAAGAGATTTATGCCTTCCCAGATAAAGGCGGGATTGTCCCGGTCGTCGGCGTTGATGGATGGGCTCGCATTATCAACGAGCATCCTCAGTTTGACGGCATGGAGTTCTCTTACGACAAGGAAGAAGGCGCGTGCACCTGCAAGATTTACCGCAAAGACCGCAAGCACCCGACAATAGTCACCGAGTACATGGGAGAGTGCAAACGCAACACTCAGCCATGGCAGTCCCACCCTACCCGCATGCTTCGCCACAAGACGCTGATCCAGTGCGCGCGTCTGGCCTTTGGTTTCGCTGGCATCTTCGACCAGGACGAGGCCGAGCGAGTGATTGAAGGAACAACGGCAGAGGTTCATGCAGGCCATGAATCAGATAGCCGTCGCCCGGATCTGATCGCAAAAGGTGAGTCCGCCGCGCGCCTTGGAACCGTTAAGTATCAGGAATTCTGGGTAGCGCTGAGCGCTGAAGAGAAGCAGGTGATCGGCGCAGTTGAGAAGCGACGCATGTATGACATGAGTCTTGCTGTCGACAACGCCGAACCTGTCAATGTCGCAGAGACGGAGGCTGAATGATAGAGCAACGCACCCCTGAATGGTTTGCTGCGCGCTGCGGCAAGGTCACAGCCAGTCGCCTGGCTGATGTCATGGCCCGGACTAAGTCGGGCTACTCCACCAGCCGCCAGAACTACATGGCAGAGCTGATTTGCCAACGACTGACCGGGAAGCTGGAGGAAGGGTTTTCGAATGCCGCGATGATGCGCGGCACTGAACTTGAGCCAGTGGCGCGCGAAATGTACGCGCTGAATGAGTTCGATGCGGAAATCACTGAAGTTGGACTCATCGATCACCCAACCATACCCGGATTCGCAGCCAGCCCGGACGGACTTGTTAACGACGACGGGCTTATCGAAATCAAATGCCCCAACACCTGGACCCATCTTGAAACGCTGAAAACTGGCGAGCCAAAGCGCCAGTACATGCTGCAAATGCATGCGCAGATGATGTGCACCGGGCGGAAATGGTGTGATTTCGTTAGTTTCGATGATCGCCTGCCGCCTGACCTCGCCTATTTCAAGAAGCGCATTCATTTCGATGAAGAGCTGGCGCGCGAAATCGAGTCTGAGGTTAAGAGCTTCCTTGCAGATCTGGAATCTGAAATTCAGAAAATCACAGAGCGTGCAGCATGAAACGCACACCCTTTTACCGCAGGCCCGGGCGAACCGGGCAATTCTCCGGCCTCCGTGAGCGCGTTATCTGGATGATTCAGACGCGCGGCCGCCCGGTCACTGGCAGCGAAATCGCCGAGAAGTTTGGCGTAACGCTCATTGAGTTTAACAGGGTCGCCAACGGCATTACACGCGGCACCGGACAGATAGCGCAGATCGTTGAGTCGGAAAAATGGCTGAACGAGGACGGCATCTGCGACCGGACTTTCGACCTGGTCACGAAGCCGAAGGTCGTAACGCCGCAAGGCAAATCACGGCTGTTCACCCGGCGCGCAATTGAGCAATCGCAGGAAGGTAGACGGCAGGAGTGCATAGCGCGTGCCGCCCGCCGTAGCCGCCTGATTGCCCAGGGCCTCTACATCGACGAAATGGAGTCAGTGCTATGAAAGCGTGGTCACTCGAAGAGCTGGCGCTGCTGTTGCGACACTCAAACGCTAAAGTCGCTGAGATTACCGGCCGCTGCATTGAAGAGGTAGGAGATAAGCGGCTGCAAACCAATATTGAGCGTAATGGCTGGGATGTTAACGATCCGGAGCGGGAGGATATATGACGGATTACACCGGAAGCAACACACCAGCGGATCAGCGTATTTGGAAGCCAATTCATGGCTATGAGGGTCTTTACGAAGCTTGCTCATCCGGGGAAATTCGCTCAGTTGACAGGCTTGATAGATTTGGCCGGGTACGCCTCGGCAAGCAATTAAAGCTGTACGACCATTCGAATGGATATAGCTCGATAGGCCTATGCAAAAATGGCGTCAAAACTTATTACCTTGTACATCGAATTGTGGCCTCAACTTTTATCTGCGAGCCGCCTGATGGATTTGTAGCAAACCATATCAACGGCAACAAAAAGGATAACAGAGTTGAAAACCTTGAGTGGTGCTCCATGGCGGACAACAACAAACACGCCCACCGCATGGGATTGAATTACATCTCAGAAAAGAACAGAAGCCGCACCTCTGAGCGAATGAAAAAGAGGCATGCTGATAGCAGAAAAAGAAAGGCGAAACTTATCGCCCGCCTGGATGCCGCATGACGCCAGAAACTGACAACGCCATCCGCGCCGCCTGCCGCCGATGCACCGAAGAAATCCAGCAGGCCATGCGCAAGAAGCCAAAGCCTAACTGGAACGAAACGGTTCCTCCCATCATCAACAAGCATCACAAGAAAATAGAAGCTCTGGGAGTTAGCCTCCTGGAGTTCGTCGTATACACAGGGCGGATTAATCGCCGCTTCGGAGTGGAATCGTGAGCAAATATCCAAGAGTTGGCAGCGTGTCAGCCAAAAGCAAAAACACCTCTGCTAAATGCAAATGCGGTGCAGTGGCGAAGTATAAAACGACCGTGGAAGTGAATATTTTCCGTGGCGATGACGAAGTGGTTTGGTCCTGTAACGAGCACAAGAAGGATTGTGCATTTCTGGTCAGTGGGCAAGGAGGTGCAGCTTGACTCTATCGCTTAACAGGCTGAAAGAGTTGCTTTTCTATGACCCTCATACTGGAATATTCACATGGATTTCATCAACAAATAACCGTAGACCGCCTGGAGAAACGGCGGGGTATATAAACAGTCTTGGTTATGTCCAAATTGGCATAGATTGTGGTCACTATAGCGCGCACAGGCTCGCCTGGATGTATGTTCACGGAGAACTTCCTGAGCTAGATATTGATCACATTAACGGGAACCCATCTGATAATCGACTCGAGAACCTTCGACTTGTCACGCATCAGCAGAACATGTGCAACAGAAAGAAAAGGAATGATAACTCTTCAGGTTATCCCGGGGTTTGCTTTCACAAAACCAATAACAAATGGCATGCGAGCATAAGAGTAAAAGGTAAGCGCATCCACCTTGGGTATTTTAAAACAGCAAAAGAGGCATATGACAAATATGTTGAGGCTTCAAAAAAATATCACTCCCAATACACAAGAGCCCAACCCTTATCGGGCTCAGAAAGAAGCGACCACCACAAGGCCTCTTAAAGAGGCTTTTTTATTGCTGGCATTCACCTTCAACCGAATTAACCGACAGTTCGCGGAGCATTGATTATGAGAGAGTTTAAGGGTACGCCGGGCGAATGGAAGTACACGATTAGAAATGTGAACGAAATGATGACTACTTTCCATGGCGTGACAATTGGCGACACGTACATTGAAGCAGCAACGAGAAATGAAATAGAGGATGCGCGGCTTATAGCGGCCGCACCTGATTTGCTGGATGCGCTGCAATGCCTGTTCGAAAACTATAAGCAGCTCGCTGATTCAGGCGATGCCGGTAACTGGCGGCTCGAAGATGAACCTGCCGGAAAGAAGGCCCTGCATGCTATCAACAAAGCTCTCGGTAAGGAGTGACCATGGCCGATATCATCGATACCGCAGCAGAGATTGAAGAGCTTCAGCGTAACGCTGCCCTTTCCGCTCACCGGATCAACCATAACGCCGTATCAGCTGAGCGTTGTGAAGAATGCGAAGAACCAATTCCCGAGCCGCGGCGCGCTGCCGTTCCCGGCTGCCAGACATGCGCGGAGTGCCAGAGCGTCATCGAATTGAGGAATAAGCAGAGGGGGATCCAGTGAAAGAGCGCGGAATGATTTTTAACGGCGAGATGGTTCGCGCCATCCTCGACGGCCGGAAGACGCAGACGCGGCGTGTTATGAAGCCTCAACCCGATCCTTGCCCGGCACCACGCAGCGGCCACTGGTGGCCCAGCAACGTTTTCAAAACAATGCTTCATGTTGAAGAAGAAATGCAGAACGGCAAAGGCGGCTGGGGCGGGCTGGTCGGCGACGCGTGCCCGTTCGGTGCCGTCGGCGATCGCATCTGGGTGCGCGAAACGTGGGCTGAAGCTGGTGCTGGCGCGCCGGACCTGAAACTTTATCGCGCGGATTACCCTGAGCATGTTCCGACTCATTACGAGAATGTGCCGCCGGCTGATGAAATACGCTGGACGCCTTCGATTCACATGCCGCGCTGGGCCAGCCGACTCACTCTGGAAATTACCGGAGTGCGTGTTGAGCGGCTTAGAGATCTGAGTGAGGACGATGCAAAGTCAGAAGGCATTACGCCGCCTTCTGGCGGAGTTCTTCCAGGCTGGGAATATCGCATTAACTTCCGTGACCTTTGGATGAGCATCTACGGTGCCGACAACTGGGAAGCTAACCCATGGGTTTGGGTAATCGAATTTAAGGTGGTGCCGAATGTTCAGGATAATCCAGCCTAATACCTGGTACGCCGATCCCCACGGCGCGCCCTGCAAAATCCTCCGCGCTACCCACGAAGTCATCCATTACATCCGCAACGGTCGCACCTGCATCGCCAGCATGGGACGCTTTCAGCACGAATTCGAACCGCTGACCAAAGCACAGGCCGCGCGGATCGCCGAAGAAATCGAAACAGCAGAACACCTGAAGAAGCTGCGCGCCCAGAGTGCGGCATAAGGAGAGGCTATGCGCATTGAAGAGTTACCGAAGCTACCGAAGCTGTTCCGCGTTATCGAGGTTGATCTGGATGTGCTTCGCAATGGCATTGGTTCAGGTTGGGGAGTGATTTTCGACCAAGACGCCATAGTTAAGCGAAAAGTCCGCCGAGTGAAGCATGACGGCGGCTGGAAGTGGCAACTGGTTCGGGAATGGCACGATCAGGAGTTGTGGGATTACTGCTTCGAGCAGGACCGAGAATGCCTTGAGAACCTCAACTACGACCTTGGCCTTATGCATTGACGCAACTGATAGCCAGTTATGAGCTGGCTATTGGGTGGTATCATACCCTGATTATTCAAGGAGATGATAATGGTTAAATACATCCTAATTACTTCCATATTAAGCGTTAGCGGTCAACCAGATGTTAATACTTCAAAATTTCTAATTTTAGATTCTGACCAGCAATGCATAGCCAAGATGGGAGAAATTCAGCGCCCGGCTCATGAAGAAGGGAGGAAAGTATATACCTGGTGCGTCCCTGCCATTGAAGAAAAATAATCCTAACCACTTAACTCAGTCCATAAGCCGGCCTATGCGTCGGCTTCTTTTTTGCCTGGAGACCCCCATGAGCGAAATGACCTTAATCGTGCCCAACGACTGGGTAACCGAAGAAAAGCTCGTCGAGATTACTGGCCTGCGCCCGGGCACTATCGAGCGGGCCCGAAAAAAATGCTGGATGGTAGGACGGGAATATCTTCACGTCTCACCGGACGGCGTGCCGAAGAAAAACAGCGAATGCATGTACAACCGTAAGGCTGTCGACCAGTGGGTTGAGAGCATGTCAAAGAAACAGCCGGGTGCGCGCCAATGAAGATCCGTTTATGCTTAGCGGGCTCTTGGACGTCAGGAGGGAATAATGGCTAAGTCAGCATACCCAACAGGCGTGGAGAACCACGGCGGGACGCTCCGCATATGGTTCATCTATAAAGGCAGCCGGGTGCGTGAAAGCCTCGGTGTGCCGGATACACCAAAAAATAGAAAAGTCGCTGGCGAGCTTCGCGCGTCGGTGTGCTTCGCGATAAAAACCGGAAACTTCAACTATGCGGCCCAGTTCCCTGACTCACCGAACCTGAGAAAGTTTGGGGTGGAGAGCAAGGAAATCACTGTGCTGGAGCTGGCTAACAAGTGGCTTGAACTGAAACGCATGGAGATCAGCACCAACGCGATGTCTCGTTATACATCTATAACGCGCAATATGGTGCCACGGATCGGCGGGGACAGACTGGTTTCTGCGGTGACGCAGGAGGACCTGCTGTTTATCAGGAAGGAATTGCTGACCGGTTATCAGACGTTGAAGGCGGGACATCGTACGCCTGTAAAGGGCAGGACAGTCAGAACGGTCAACAACTACATGAAGACCATGGCTAGCATGTTCAAGTTCGCTGCTGAAAGTGGTTATGTGAAGGTAAGCCCGTTCACCGGGATCGCCCTTCTCAAACGTTCGCGTTGCGAGCCTGATCCGCTCACCCGCGAAGAGTTTGTCAGGCTGATTAACGCTTGCGCCACACAGCAGTTGAAAAACATGTGGTCGCTGGCAGTGTACACCGGCGTGCGCCACGGTGAACTGGTGTCGCTGGCCTGGGAAGATATCGACCTGAAAGCCGGAACGATGATGATCCGCCGCAACCACACGTTAACGAAGGAGTTCACCCTTCCGAAAACCGAGGCCGGAACAAACCGCATCATCAACCTTATTCAGCCAGCTATTGACGTGCTAAAGAACCAGGCCGAACTAACACGCCTGGGTAAGCAGTATCTGTTAGAGGTGAAACTGCGAGAATTTGGTCGCACAGAAGTGCATCCGTGCACGTTTGTGTTTAACCCACAAAAAGGATTGCGCAATGGCCGTGCAGGGCATCATTACGCGGTGGGGTCGATTAACCAGTCGTGGGAGGCAGCAATGCGACGCGCCGGGATTCGCTATCGCAGAGCATACCAGTCCCGACACACGTATGCATGCTGGTCGTTGGCCGCCGGTGCTAACCCTAACTTCATCGCGAAGCAAATGGGCCACACTGACGCGCAAATGGTTTACCGGGTGTATGGATCCTGGATGGCTGAAAATAACCAGGACCAGGTACTCATCCTCAACCAGAAACTGAGTGAGTTTGCCCCATCCATGCCCCACGCAGTGGGATCGGATGATTATTAA